AAAGAAGAAGTAGCTGAAGTTGAAGTTTCTGAAAATGAAGTTGAAGAATCAATCGAAGAAGCCAAGGACGAAATGGACGAGGCAGAAGAGATGGATGAAGAAATGGATTTAGATGAAATTTTAGCCGAGCTAGAAAAAGATGAAATGAAAGAGGGATCTGATGAAATGTACGAAGAGAAAGAGGAAGTAAACGAAGCCGAAGAAGAAGAAGCTGAAATGGACTCAGAAGAGGAAGTTGAAGTAGACGCTGAAGAAGGTGAAGATGAAGAAATCGATCTTGAAGACATGTCAGAAGAAGACCTTAAGAAATTCATCGAAGACGTAATCGAAGACATGGTTAAAGCTGGAGAGCTTGAAGCCGGAGAAGACTTCGAAGACGATGTAGAAGTTGATGTTGACGCTGAAGGCGAAATCGAAGTAGAAGATGATGAAGAAACTGCTGTCGATATGGCTGAAGGTGAAGACATGGACGAAGGTAAAGAAGAAATGGATGAAATTAAATCAGAATTAGACGAAGCATTAGAAACTATTGCTACATTGAAAACTGAACTTAACGAAATCAACTTATTAAACGCTAAGCTTCTTTACGCAAATAAAATCTTTAAGTCTAAGAACATGACTGAGTCACAAAAGGCAAAAGTTTTAGGCGCATTTGACAAAGCTGGAACAGTTTCAGAAGTAAAAGTAGTATTTGAAACTCTTAACGAGAACTTCAAACCTGCTAAAAAGACCGTAAACGAAGGCGTTATCGGTTCTGCTTCTAAAGCAACCGGTTTAGTTAAAGAAGCTAAACAACCTATTGTTGAATCAGACGAAATGGTTAACAGATTTAAAAAACTCGCTGGAATTATTTAATTTAAAAAACAAAAACACTTAAAACAAAAAAAAGATGTCACAATTACAATCTCTTTTAGAAAGTGCTAATCCATACAAGTCATTGCAAAGCGATGCTGCTAGATTAGCCGGAAAATGGGATAAGACAGGATTGTTGGAAGGTATGTCTACTGAGACAGAAAAGAACAATATGTCTATGATCCTTGAAAACCAAGCCAAGCAATTGGTTATGGAAGAATCAAACACTGGCGGTGGTGCTGGTGCTGGTACTTTTAGTGCTGGTACAGGTGCTCAATGGGCTGGTGTAGCTTTACCATTGGTACGTAAGGTATTTGGTCAAATCGCTGCTAAAGAATTCGTTTCTGTACAGCCTATGAACTTGCCTTCAGGTCTAGTATTTTACTTAGACTTCCAATATGGTACTACTAAGTCACCTTTTACTGCTGGTGATTCAATGTACGGAGACGCTTCAGCAAACTTCGGTAACACTGCTACTGGTGGTGCTTACGGTGCTGGTCGTTTCGGTTACTCAATCAACAACACTGCTTCAATCGTTACTGCTACTACTGGTGCTGCTGCTGCTACTTGGGCTGATTTGAACTTCGATTCAGATTACTCTGCTTCAGCTGCTGCTGGTGATTACGAATTAGTATCTATTGCTTTATCTGGTTTAGATTCTAACTACGATGCTGAAGCAATCCGTGCTTTCACATTACAAACTGGTTCAGTTGCTCTTCCAGCAGGTATCCAAGTTAACGCATTTACTAAAATCAGTGGTACTAATTTAGTATTCGTAGTATCTGGTTCAGTTGTACCTGTAGAAGGTTCAGATGTTACTGTTACTTACTCATTACAACCAACTGACGCTGAAAGAGGCGACTTCGAAGATGGTAACACTAACTTGAACGGTGGTAACGCTACCATTTCTATCCCAGAAATTAACGTTCAAATGAAGTCTGAAGCAATCGTTGCTAAGACTCGTAAATTGAAAGCTGTTTGGACTCCTGAGTTCGCTCAAGATTTGAACGCTTACCATAGCTTAGATGCTGAAGCTGAATTGACTTCTATCATGAGCGAGTACATCTCATTAGAGATCGACCTCGAAATTCTTGATATGTTGATTGATTCTGCTGCTGCAGGTACTGAGTACTGGTCAGCTCAAAACAACAAAGGTATCAACGCTGCTGAAACAGCATTTGATGTTGATTTAGGTTTCTACAATACACAAGGTCAGTGGTTCCAAACTTTAGGAACTAAAATGCAGAAGTTGAGCAACATCATCCACCAAAGAACTCTTCGTGGAGGTGCTAACTTCTTAGTATGTTCTCCTACAGTTGCTACTGTGTTAGAGTCTATCCCTGGATACGCTTCTAACTCTGACGGTGATGTAAGCAAAGCTTCTTACGCATTTGGTGTACAGAAAGCTGGTGCTATCAACAACCGTTACACAGTGTACAAAAACCCATACATGAAGGAAAATACCATCTTGATGGGATTCCGTGGTGGTCAGTTCTTGGAAGCTGGTGCAGTATTTGCTCCATACATTCCATTAATTATGACTCC